CTTTGATCGGTACATAGTGCAGAGTCGAAATTAATTCATTTGCAAATTCATCGGTAATAAATGTACCATTGCGGTTGCTACCTTTGTAAAAAATGCGGCAACGCGCTTTTGACAGGACATCAGTAAAAGGTTGAATCTACCCATAAATACTAATCGGAAACTCAAATTCAGCTTTGTTCATCAGAGCCTCCCTAATGATCAAGCGACTGCTCATTCTAAATTGTCTTTATTGACTTATCTTCTTCGGCTAACTTGGGTCTGCCCACATCCCCAGAATTAGCAGATTGCGTATACGCAGAAGACAGCGGCAGCAATTTTTCATGAAGCTCTAACAGATCATTTTCTAATTCTTTAATATTGGAAAGTTCTCTTTGGTTCAAACCACATCCAAGCGCAGGTAATAAGAAACTATAACCACTTTGCGCGAGCTTGAATGTATCTTTGATATAATCGCTTTGATTATAATAAGTAATAGGTAAAATCGAGTATTTAAAAGTAATATTAGAATTTGCAAACAGTGAATTGATAATAAAACTAATAAATCTTGAGTATTTTGCACCTAAAACCATCATCAACGCCATATCATTACGAATAGACGTCTCTAGTGCCTAACTTCCTGTGGGCGAAAAGATCTAAGTACTTGCGCCAGCTTCGGAGTATACATTCTGTAACATCTTTTCCAAGGAAGCAGATACGTTCTCTGCGGTCGTCTTTGACACGATTGCATCCACGTCAGCATAGGTAGTAAGAATCGAAAGATTCTTATTACCGTGCATCATATTGACCGCGCCACGATGCATTTCAAGAGCCTCTTCAGGCTCAAACAGAAGAGTACCATCGGTAAGATGCGGGATTTTCTGAACGATAATCTTGCGAATCTCTTCAAGTTCGCGCTCGCGCTCTGTATCGACAGCGTCTTCATACTGAATTGTGGCTGGAATTACATCCAAGAAAAGTGGTCCACCGATTTCGAAAAAGTAGAAACAAATTCCTACTCCGGCAGGCAACCGCACCCAAGTAGTACTGATTTCTGCAGTACCCTTTTTATACTTTCTCCAAGCCTTCTTAACACAGTCTGGATAAGTAGAAAGTGCGGCAGCGCGCAGGTTTTCATCTAAAATGGAATCAAAATATGTGATGTTAAACTCTACAATGTCATTTCCGTGAAGGTCTTTAAACCTTGAACGGCAATAGGCACTGGGCAAGTCAAACATTACAAATTCATCTTTATCTAAGGTGTTTATGACTCCATAATAGCATCCATCAACCAGCGCTTTAATTGTTACTCGTGTCAGTGTCTCTTGAATGTTGAGTCTATCTAGATAATCAAGCGCACTATAATACTTTTTGGCAATGTGGGGAGTGGAGAGTTTTTTGCCAAAACCTGGATTGGGTATTAATAGCCCCTAATAAGTTAAAAGAGTAGCATAGTAGTAAATGATTCGTCTATATAAACTCTTACGTTCAAAGAACGCACGAGATAACTCCCGTTGTTCATCAACATTACCAGAATTGATAATTTTATCGATTTCTTCGGGTTTGTACTCGCGTACAATATGACAAGTCGAACGCGATTTATTATACCAACGTTGCCAAGCTTGTTCATTTGCAGCGATTATTTCATCTTGTATTTTTTTGAAGGCAGTGAAATCAACTGATCGTTCTTTCATTTAATTTACTTTCCTCCAGTAAAAAATATTAGGCTTCTTGACCCGAGAGCGGCCTTACGTTTATTCTTTTTAAACATTTCTTCTTCGAGTTCCTTAATTCGCCATTGGCCGTAAGCAAAAGCCGAATATTTATCTTTTGGAAAGCGAGAGTTGATCTGTTCAAGCACAATATCAAGACCAGTTCTCTTTAGTCTGAGATTAGCCATCTCTTCAAAAAGTTTAGTAGTAAGCTCATGCGGCATAAGACGCCGCACTCGCTTTTCAAAGCTCATGTGCGCACCCTATTTGGTTGCCATGAGTGCGGTTCTCGCTTCCTATTCAGTAATCAAGAACCTTACGAAGCCGCTATTTAAACGGGTATATGCGTTAGAATGAATCTTCGAGTTCAATGGCCCATTCGCCTTTAACGAATAAAGTATAAGCGGAATATCTTTAGGCTATATTTTTTTATAGTCATCATTATTAAAGAATCCATATGCCGGATACTCTATTCCTTGGTCATCAAGTTGCGGCCGGATCATTTCGTCCGCAAGACCAACGCCAAGTCCGTTACAGTCGATTACGACTTCGCGCGGATTATAAAGTTGAATAAGATGTTTGAGATCGATTGCTTGCTGACTAAATTGTTTTGTTTCTGCTTGGCGCCCAAGTACTTCGATGTAAACCATCGTAGAGAACATTTTATTATCTCGAATATTAACGCGCCAGACACAAGCAACAGTCTAGTCAGAAAGGCGGCCTACGTCTACTGATATTAAGTAGAAAACATTAGGGTCGTTTCTAAATTTTTGCTGCCATTCCGGGTTTTTCAATTTTCGGTATTTTGAAATCTTTTCAAAATCGAACCAACTCTCTTCGCTGCCACCTAACCAAGCACCCATATACTCGGCCGCGAATGTTTGCTCATTATAGGACGGAGAGAGTTTTAAACCACGGACATAGTTGTTATCTATAAGACCATGCATCGCTGGAATCCTATAATCAAGCCCTATACAGAAGTTATGATCAGGATCTATGATTGCTTTTTCGAAGATGTCTAATAATGCTTCATACGCAAAAGACGACTTAGTGCCTGCACTAGTCGCATAAATAACTTGAGTATTGATTTTTTCATATGGATTTACAAGTCCATTTGCCATTCGCCGAGAAACGTTCATCTGCGGCAGAATAATTTCAGCAATAGCATCACCATCTTGGTCACGTGCTTCGTCGATTAAGGTTGCATGAGTACGAAGACCACGATCCGAGTCCAGCGCGCCAACGATAGAAAGACGAGATCCATTTTTGAAATAGAGGTCGCAATAATCTTTACCAAAGTTGGCGTGAACACCATCGGAGGAGGTCGCAGAGTACTCGAGTTCGCGTTTTAGAAGCGGCCAGTTTGCCCAAATCTCTTTTATTTTCTATTGGGAGATCTTGGCGGCCTGGGTTTTGTTTGGTGCAACAATAGAACCCACATGCCCAGGCACAATTATACATTGTAAGTACTTTGCAAGAATAGACAAGAAGGTTTTTGATGTAGCACGCGCCGCAGTGATGTAAATGTTCGTATAGCGCATGCACGCACGCAAGAAAATACGCTAATATGGAAAAAGACTGGGAATCTTTGCGGTCGCAGGTGTAATTAAATCAAGATAAATATCAGGATAGGCCGCAAAGATATTCCAACAATCATATAAAAGCTCTTCATTTTTTCTAAGCCAATTTTCACTAATGACCACACCTTTTTCAAGTTCAATACCATCATGATAAATTCGGTCTTGCTTAGAAAATCGAGTTTTGGTGGGGTCGCGCAATGTAATCACTTCCTATTCCATTACACGCCCATCCCACCCGAAGGATCAAACTCTTCTTCTTCATAATTCTTATAAACTTCGTTTTCATACTCGTCAATGTCGAACTCTGGCCGGAGATCGTACATATCAGAGCCTTCTTCGATGCGGCTCGCGCTCTTTAGGCCTTCGATACGCTTGGTGATTTCATCGCCAATGCCGCCTTCGTTAATGTACAGACGTTGGTTATAAGCTTCGATATTCTTGATAGCTTCATCAATAATGTCACGAGTTGTTCCATCATAAAATTTATTTTGGCGCCCGCGCTTTTCAAGCCACATACCAACTTCGGCAAAAGAGTCGAACTCGGACGCGTTTTTCGCATTTTTGGGCGTGAACTCCGCAGCTTTAATAAGTTTATCGTAAGACGATAAAAATTTATCGACTTCCTTATCACCAGCTCGAATTCTGCTATCAATTTCAAGAGAGAGTTTGCAAATTTTACGTGCTTGGTCTTCCTATAAAGACCCAGTCACATTTTGTGTCGCAAGAAGTCCACTGTAAAGATCTTCAAGGTACTCTAATTCCGATTTCTCATAATTAGCGCCCCATATAGCTTGGAGATCTTGGACACGTTTATCATTTACGAGTGGAATCTCATCTTCGATTAGACCGGCTTCGCGCAAGGCTATATATTGTTTATTATAGTCTGCCCATCCCAGGTTTTGATAACACTCGGCCGCAAATACTCGCGCATATACTGGCCATATTGCTGGAGTATCATTCAAATCTTGGATTCGAACCCACTCTTTAACTATAAATGGAATGTCGGCCCACTAACAAAGTTTGTCGATTGCATCCCAGGAATAATCATGTTCGCGTAGATATTCATCTACGCATGAATTGCAAATTGGGAGTAAATGATCTTCATAGAAGATCGAATGAGTTGGCGCGAAGTCGTCAGTGGATGTGGAAAGATGGCACTTCGCGCATGTCTTCGTCAGACTTTGACGTTTTTGAATGCGTGGTTCAATCCCCATTCTTATTCGCGTCCTTTAAAATCTTAAAGAGTTCCCGTCTGCGCTTACGACCGGCCGCGGTGTACGCATCAATGGTATCCGACCAGATAAGTGCAAAGTCGCGAGGATCTTTGTTTTCATCCA